GAAATTGCAGGTAACTATGTGTTTCGTCCCAACACAATAGAATATAAAATCCCAGTTACAAGTGCCCTGGGAAAAAGAATTGGCAATTCCAACATTGGCGTTGCTGTACACTCAATGTATGCTGACGCCGGCGAACCTCGCCAACCACTCAGCGGTGTAGCATTCAACCAAGTTCCTGGCTTGATGTTAGAAAAGCCAGCAACTCCTAGTCAGCTAAAAACTGAAACCAACGCTGAAAAACAACTCAAACAGTTGATCAAAAGTCAGGGCAGCGCAATCGACACACTGTTTAACCCTGCAGAACTACGAGCACACAAAATTACAGATCTAGCAAAATTGTGTGTGGATTTTATCAATACAAAAGTGGGCGCACCACTCAACGGTGCCACACTGTTGCCTGAGTTTGGCGAGTGGTTGCAGACCCGGGTTACCCCACAAAAGTTCCGCAACATTGTGGAATATTTGAACAGCCCAAGCTCAAATACACCTGCACTGGCTGCGGCGTTTCAAGCGTTTGTTTTGTTGCATGATCTAAAAATGTACATAAAACAACAGGCCGATGCTGAGCACCCAGGACAAGAAGGCTGGGTCATGGCCACCCCTGCAGGCTATGCCAAGATGGTCAGTAGATTTGATCCCAATGCTTTTGCTGCTCAGAACCGTCAAAAAAACAACACTCAAGAAGCGTAATTTTTGCCAAAAGACTAAATAAGTGCAGGGATCAAGTGTCCCACTAACTTAAAGGAAATTTATCATGGCAGTATTTACAAAAACAAATGGTACCACACAACCAGTATTTGCACTGGATGTAGCAAACGGTTCTATCGCTGGAACAGCCAACGTGGCAGCACAAGGTCCAGTTCAGATCCAAGGTCCAAAACTTGACTTCTTCACTTTGACAGCTAACGCTGCTCTTACCAATGCTGGTAACGTGAACGGTTACTTGAACAACGTGTTGACTTCGATCCAACAACTTGGTACAATCGCAATTTACCAAGCTGGTGCAACAGCCGGTACAATCAGCTTGGCTATCTACCCAAGCGGTGCGTACACCACAGCTACTCTAGTTGCTGCTGCTCAAACAGCCAACGCAACTGGCGGCCTGAACATTGGTATTCCAACTGCCAATGTCAGCAGCACAGCTAGCTTCACTAACTTGTAATCAGTTTAGACCCACAGCAACCCCGGACGTAAAAAATCCGGGGTTTCCTTTTGGCATTAAATACTCCTAGAATGAAGATAACATGCCGTACACTTTTTGATTGCAGTTTAACCGGGGTCACTGGACACTTTCGTTCCAGCGAGATACCATTCCGTGATCGTGCGGGGCAAATGGTACACAATCAAGCAGACTGGAATCACAGTCGCAACCAACAACGCAACTGGGAAACTCTGTTACAGATCATTGGTCTGCGCACACAACCACAAGATATTTCGGTACCGGAACATCGGGACGGTGTCTGGGAGTTTGAGTTCAGATCAGAATCTCCCGGGGTGTATGAGATGCACAACAATCCTGATCCACTGGCAGGACTCAAGAGTGATTGCGAAGGTGTGCCCATGATGCTGAATCTTACCGAGCAACCTGCCATGGCCCCCACAATTGCCACGTCAGGCACAGACCAGAACATTTGGTTCTCCGCGGTAAATACATCAATGGAGTACAACTAATGGACACTACTGAGATTGAAAAGAAAAGCCTCGAGGCTCACGTGGAACTTTGTGCCGAGCGTTATCGCCTGCTGGAGCTCAAGATTGAAAATGTGGAAACCAATGTGGGTTCGGTAAAAACCATGGTCACCGAAGTGCATGAGATGATGCATCTAATGGCCAACAAACGCAATGATCAACTGATCAACTGGGGCATAGGCATTATTGGTGTGTTGTTGGCCACAATAAGTTGGTTGGCAACGCATTATATCCGGACGCTATGACACAAAAACAACAGCAAAAACTTGACCGCTGGGCCGAACGCGAGCTCAAGCGTCATGCCGATCATATCATACTAACTGATGATGATGGTGCTGTGATTGTGTTTGGCAAGTATCGCATTGTGACCGAATCAGACTGTGCCAGAGTTCATTCCTGGGACCGTGAAATAAGTCGTTTCACAAACAAACGGGTGGTCATGAGCTGGTGTACAGCAGACATACAGAATCAGTATGCACTATGCAACATGATCATGATTCTAGACCGCAAAAAACAAACCCTGGCCGCTGACATCCATTGCCGCAGCGCCGTGGGCCGGCAGAGTCGCAACGAAGATTTCTACGAAATAGCAACTACAAAAATTCAGCCAAAAATAGCTCAGTACAACTTGGTAAGTACCGAACTGGAGAAATGTGTAAACCAGGCTAAATACATACAGATTAGAGGATTCAACAATGAAACTGACAGAACTATCGGCGCCTAAGCCATCAAAACAAATCGCCAAAGTATTCGAAAGTTATTTTGGTTCACGCATTAGTTTTGACCAACTTACACGTGGCCAAACAGCACAGATGCTGACCCGTGTACGTGGAGTGCTGGGCGAACACCGTGCTACCACTGCTCGTCACACCAGCGAACGCGACCCAAAATACTTGCAATTGGTAATGATGGAACAAGCTCTTTCCAGCCGCTTGAAAGAAGACAATCTGCCAATCGCACCACCTACACCCGCCGGCGCTGCCACACCGCCCAAGCCTGCTGTACCTGGCACCGCTAACAAAGATCCCAAGGTCGATGCTGCAATCAAAAAATCTGCTGCTGGACAAACACTCAATCCCGAAGAACAAAAACTTGTGGCAGCCGCTGCCATGATGGCTGCCGAAAGCCGTCTGCGTCGTGCAATGAAACGCCTGAACGAAAGCGAAGTTCAACAGGCTCAAGTTGTACTGGCTGCACAAGACATGGTAGACAAAATGCAAGGCATGCTGGAAGATGTCACCGAATTGCAATTCAAAGAACTGCCGGCTCTGGTTGATTCAATCAAGAATCAAGTGGGCATGGAACAAGCTCAACAATTCAACACAGATGCCACTGCTGCACTCAGCGGCCTGGTTGGAAACCTGCAAGGTGCCAAACAGCAACTGGATGCTGCGCTGAACGTGGTGACTGGTCAAGCTGCCCCTGGTGGTGCTGTCCCTGGAGCAGCTGATGCTGCCATGGCTGGTGCTGATATAGGTGCAGCTGATGCTGACATGTCTGCTGCTGATGATCTGGGTGCTGATGCTGATCTAGATGCTTCTCTTGCAGATGCCGGAGCCGACATGGATGCTGAACCTCCTGCTGCCACACTTGGACGAGCACGTAGATAATGCGAATAGATGAAGTTGCTTCATCTGCTATTGCCACTCCAGACCCTGCCACACTGACAGGTCTAGTGGCATTCCTAAATGGTCGTGCCAACAATACCAACGCACAAAAACAAATCAGCCAGGCAGCATTTATCAGTCTGGCGCAAAGCCTAGACATCAATGTCAATGCTCAAAATTTGGGCAAGCTACTCAATCAACCCCCATTGAGCAACGTGCTAGAACCCCTGGATCCCAATTCGGGCATGATCACATTCAAAGGTGCCGAAACTGGCGCAACTGCGATGCCAGTGACCCGGGCACAAGACATTGTGGCAGCCGCTGCCAAGTCAGCAATGAAACGCCCAATGTAATCAAATTGGTTGACTAGTCAGCCCATTGGTAGTATAATCAACAAAAGGAATCAGTATGGCTTATTCAAATCAAGTAATCGATCACTATGAAAATCCACGCAACGTGGGCAGCTTTGCCAAAGGCGATGCAGACGTTGGTACAGGCATGGTGGGCGCACCGGCCTGCGGCGACGTGATGAAACTGCAGATTCGAGTAGAAAATGGCATCATCACAGACGCAAAATTCAAGACCTACGGATGCGGCTCGGCAATCGCTTCAAGCTCGTTGATCACTGAAATGGTCAAGGGCATGACCCTTGATGCTGCTTCGGCAATCAAAAATTCAGAAATTGCTCAAGAACTTGCATTGCCTCCGGTCAAAATTCACTGCTCGATCCTGGCCGAAGACGCCATCAAGGCCGCTGTGGAAGATTACCGTAGCAAGCATGATCTCGTTCACTGACACTGCCCGAAACAAAATCAAACGATTGCTAGAAAAACGTGGCGGCATAGGAATACGTCTAGCAGTAAAAACCACTGGTTGTTCTGGCCTAGCCTATGTGTTGGAATATGTTGATGCTCATGCTGGTGATGATGCTACCATAAATTATGCCCAGCCTGATTTTTCTGTGCTGGTAGACAAGAAACACGAAGTGTACCTTTCAGGTATGACTGTGGATTATGTTCGTCAAGGTCTCAATGAGGGATTTGAATTTTCAAATCCCAACGAGCGCGACCGCTGTGGTTGCGGAGAAAGTTTTAGAGTCTAAATGATAGTCAACCGATACAACTACACACCCATCAACAGAGAAACCATAGACGGCAAAAGACACTACTGTTTGCCCGACGGCAGCAAGGTACCCAGTGTGACCACAATCCTGGACCGAACCAAGAGTGAAGAAAAGCGTCAGGTGCTGGCCAACTGGCGTAAACGAGTGGGCGAACAAAAAGCACAAGAAATTACCACCGAAGCTGCCAATCGTGGCACACGCATGCACACCTATCTTGAGCACTACATGCTGCATGATGACATGAAGCCCTTGCCCGGAAACCCTTTTGCACATCCTTCATGGTTCATGGCCGCTGAAGTTATTCTACAAGGCCTGTGCCATGTGAATGAATTTTGGGGTGCAGAAGTTCCTGTTTATTATAGTGGGCTATATGCTGGCACCACCGACTGTTTGGGTGTGTGGAAGGGCCGGCCTGCAATCATGGATTTCAAACAAACCAACCGGCCCCAAAAACGTGAATGGATTGATGATTATTTTGTGCAGTTGGCAGCGTATGCAGCAGCACACAACGAAACCCACGGCACAACCATTGATTGCGGCGTTATTTTAATGGCTCAGCAGCCCGACCTGCTGGCCGATG